ACGAGACCCGTACGTACGGTGCAATGAGAGGTGCTGGGGGTAACTCCCCACATCTACTCTATTTTCCTTTTCATTCCCCAACCCCATGTTTTTATGCTCTACAACATAAAATATTCATTTTCTCTAAAATTTCTCGCTTTTTTTTTGGCGGTTCCAGATTTTCTTCTTACCTTTGCCAACGGTTACAAGATGATAGTAGTCTATCCGGCAGGGCGACCGTTTCGCCTATGGCTTCTAGCCGCAGGCTTTTTTTATGCCTAGGAAAATCTTTTTTTCTAACTGGGAAAATAATTTTTCACAACTGGGAAAATAGATATGCCCAATACATGGCGGCTGCATGAACCGTAAGATTTGATTTGTCCTCTCGGATAAGCCATCATCTTGTAACCAACGGGGAATGCAGCCGCCACCCTTTTGTACAATCGGCTGTTAATGGTTACAAGATGATGCAATATGCAGAATTCTATTTTATTAAGTGATGCGCAGGTGAGACCTGTAGGCATCAGCGTAGAGGAGGGCATCAAGGCCCTCAAGTGTGAAATCAAGAAGCTCGCCAAGACCAAGAGCGAGACCTTCTCCTGCCTTTGCGAGGAGACCGTGACCTATGGAGAGGTTGTGCTCACCATGGTTGGTTTCGCAGCTGTGATGGCGATGGTCATGATTGGTGGTTTCATTTTCGGAGGGGAGGTGGCATGATGGTGAGCAGAATGACTACAGAGCTGTTTCATGCTCAGCTGGAGGAGAACATCGTGAGAGCTGCTGACGAGCGCAAGCGCCATCAGGCAGAGCTGCAGGCTATAAGCCGGAATTACGAGAGCTCGTTGGACAGTATTGAACGCATGGAGGATGAAGCAGGGGAAAGCTACCGCTGTGCCCGTAATGCTTTCGAGAAGGCCAAAAATGAATATCAGGAAGAACTCCGTAATTGTAGAAAGCTTCGCAATGAGGCAGGATTTCGCAGAGACAAGGCGAAGGTCGAGGAGACTAATCTTTGGACACTCAACAACAATACCATCCAGAGCGACCGCCACAAAATCTTTGAGAGATACCGAGAAGCGGGGGGGTACTTTCGGGAGCAGAAGCAGAACTCCTGCACCCAGGTTGGAAAAAAGACAAGAAAGGAGGAGTGAGCGATGAAGAAAAGTAGAAACCGCAGAAGACGCACAGCAAAGCTGACAGCCAAGGACATCAGCAAGTGCAAGTACTTCATGAATATTGGCAAAAGTATGAACGCCCATAAGGTGGAGCTCAAATTTCAGAGAGAATACAATACAATGGGTTCTGTTGTTTTCATCGATGATGCGTCACACAAGCAGACTATTATCCGATGGTATGATCATCGCTATTATGCTCTTAGGTATGGAGCTAAAGAGGTTGAGCCATACAAGATGACTCTAGCTAAGTGGAAATCTATAAATGGTTAAATATCATGAGCAGACCAACTAATATAATAGAACTTCACCAGAAGCGTAGAAGAGTCTATGAGGCTCTGGCAGACAGAGCCATCAAGCTGGACATTGAGCACGGTGAACTGTGGAAACAGATCGAACTCTTGAGGAGTGTTGCTCAATTAGTCACTATAGATGATATCCGCAGAGAGTTGGTTGATACAATCTGCAGATTGGAAGCTAAAGACAGAAGAATATGCAGACAGCGTGATAAGCTGGAGCTGTGGGCAGCGAAGATATATGTTGCTCTTGAGCTCATGTACAGCGCTTACGCTAGAATACATTCAGTAGAAGAAGAATTCCCTTATGACTATAATTATGGCAGAGAAAGTGGTATATAACAGCGATGCGTTTGAGCAGAAGCTGCTCAGCGCATACTTCAAGTTCCGTTCTAACCTTCCCCAGAAGGATGACAACGGACTTGATTACATGAAGAGCTTCAAGACTACGCAGGATATTATCTGCGATCTTGACTCAATGGGTGGAGTTAGTTATGCAGGTGTAAACAAGTACATGCAGGAGCATGACTACTCCATCGCGACACAGCCGGATGGTACCGTGGCATGGGCCATCTGGGAGAGAGTAATGCCAATTGATATCAGACGTTTCAGCCAATAATCTCATATCACATTTATTTATCTATCATGATTTGCGGATGGTTGCTCGAGAGAGTGGCCATCCGTATTTTTATTTTGGCAATTGCCAAAGTATCTTTGCACTAAAAAAGATAATATGACCATCAAATCACTACCATCGGGCAAAATGTTCCTGGAGAACATACCCGATATCATCATCATGACCGCCAGAACCAGGCTGGCTGTGACCATCACCATCGGAGGAAAAACAATCTACGAGGAGTTCCTCTATCCTGCAGATGGGGAGGTCGTAGTGTCTGACATGGCAGACATCTTCAGACCTTATGCAAGGCAGCAGCTTGCAGTCTCGGCAACCATCACCATCATCGAGCAGAGCGTTGATGGAGAGACAGAGACCAATATTGAAACCAAGCAGGCGACTCTGCAGGTTTACTATGCATCAGTAGATATTGTGGGAGTAGATTGCTCCAGCTTCCTGGACAATCACTTCCTGACGTTACTGAACTCGACCAAGAAGACGTCTGAGGGCAGACTGGAATACCTTCACTACATAGGCAAGGATGCGGCAACCGTGAAGGCTTACTATAAGCCGCACGATGCCGAGGGAGACGAGGAGACACGCACATTCAATGCTACTGCAGTAGCCGGCAACGATGTCTATACGACCATCGACGTCTCTCCTTCCAGATTCTCAGTCGAGAACCTTGACCTGCTCTACTACGAGGTAGAGGCCGGCAAGAGAATGCTGCGATTCGTCAATGACCCTTCCAAGCCAGACTGCGCTCCATGTCTGCTCTTCACCAACAGCTTCGGCTGCCAGGAACTCATCTATTGCGAGGGCAAGCATGAGGTGAATCCGGAATATACCAGGGATGCAGCCTATATCGGAGGTCTGAAAACCAACTATCGCATCACCGAACAGCGCAATTTCAATGCAGATACTGGCTTCCTCAATACCGACATGGCCAACTGGGCAGATGACCTTTTCCGCTCCGATGAGGTATACATCGTCAACTTCGTTGATGGCAATCCGGTGGTAGGCAAGCGCATCACCATCAATTCGTCAACTTCCAAGAATGACAACCTGCATGATACCTTGCCTCGTTTCACCTTCAGCTACGTCTATGCACAGCGACAGCATAATGTCCTGGATCTGCAGAGAGGTGGCAGAATATTCGACAATACATTCGACAATACGTTCAATTAATGCCAAAAACAGCATATCACATCAATGAGGTCCTGAAACTCATGGACAAGGCTAGAGATGAGGGTGCTACCGTCAATCTCAAAGCCTGGTCATCAGAGGGCGAAGTCATCGATTACAATGGATGGATGGTCAAGGGTGGTTCCTGGCGTGGTGGATTCCATCGCCTGGTTAACCCGGTTAATGGCGAGGTTCGCACGGTACCGGACATTTATATATTCAATTTTATGGGTAAAACAGTATTCTTATGAAAAGAAAATATCAGATGCAGCAGATTGGCGAGAGCGGTTCGGTCGCACGCTATGCAGTCGTGGCTGAAGGCGTATCAGAGGCGAAGAATGCAACAAGCATCGAGCAGCAGTATGGCAGAGACACCAGCTTCCTCGGATCAGGAGAGATTGGTGATGCTACCTTCCGACCTCTAGAGATAGGAGGCAGGTCATACGAGTATGTCAACTATGGAGATGATGACGATATCCCATATCTCCTGCAGCAGCTCCTTCGCAAGAACATGGTTGCGCAGCGAGCTATGGCGTTCAACGTTCAATGCTGCTACGGGCAGGGGCTCAGATTCATTGACCGTGAGACAAAGCAGGATGTCAAAGATGAGGATATCCGGAGCTTCTGTCTGAGCAATAGCATTCACGAGGTGTTCATGCAGCAGGCAACAGACATGAAGTTCTTCGGCTGGTCGGTAGAAGTCATCATACTATCTCGAGACCATGAGCGCATCGTCAATATTCGGCACAAGGACGTATCATACTGTCGATTGCAGAAACCTGACAAGAATGGCAGAATCGCCAACGTCTTCTTTGCTGATTTCAACCATTTCAATCAGCAGATGCAGGGCGAGGTCATACCGCTCCTGGATATCTACAATCCTTTGGGCGATCTCATGGCGCGCATGGGCAAGGCACCTGACCCATACACGGGTATCACAGACCGCAAACCGGCAGATGGCAAGGACTGCAAGTTCGCCATCATCAGCCGTATGCCTACACCTGGCATGCAGTACTATCCGATACCATACTATGCCAGCATCTTCGATGATGCCTGGTATGATATCTACCGTCTCATCGGTATCGGCAAGCGATACATGATCAAGAACACCTCTGCTCCTCGCATTCAAATCGAAGTGCATCGCAACTACTGGGATGACCTCTGCAACAACGAGGGCATCATCGAGCCGGAGGAGCGCAAGGTGCGCATCCTGCAGGAGAAGGAGAACATCATCGATTTCGTCTGTGGACCTGAGAATGCAGGCAAGGCTCTCATCACCGGCTATTACTTCGACCCGAACGGCAAGGAGCAGCGCATGGTGCGCATCATCAATCTCTCTGAGGGCAAGAAGGAAGGTGGTGACTGGGCAGAGGACATGTCAGAAGCTTCCAACGCTCTCTGCTTTGCACTCGGCTGCCATCCTAACCTCATCGGAGCGACACCAGGCAAGAGCCAGATGAACAATTCCGGCTCAGATAAGCGGGAGCTCTTCATCATGAAGCAATCCCTGGAGAAGGCATCGCATGACATCATGGCCAAGCCTTGGCACGTCATCCTGCACTACAATCTGTGGGCAGATAAGAATATCACGGTCGATGTTCCGATGATTGAGCTGACAACACTCGATAAGAACAAAGACCAGCAGACATCACTAGTTAACAACAATGGCAATGAAAATGGAGATAACTAAGGAAGACTTCGAGAATGCTATTCTCGTAGCTACCAGTTCGCAGTCAGAAGTGTTCGATTCTGTCGAACCGCATTTCGTGGAAGTGTATGAGCGCCTTCAGCAGCAGTTCCTGGGCTATGCCGGTGAGGCAGCGCTTGAGTCGAATGAGAGGCTGACATCAGCTGTTATCAGAGCTGTGTGCCTTGGCGCCTTCCTCGAAGTGGTCCGTCATCTTGACCTGGTACTCACGCCAACCGGCTTCGGAGTCGTCGCTAACAGCGAAGTCTCTCCGGCATCAGCTGCGAGAGTGGAGGCGCTTGTGGAACAATGCAGGGTGGCATACTTCAAGGCAGAGGGCGACATGATTACCTGGTTGGCAACAGTAGAGGAGTGGGGGAGCAGCCTGCAGGCAAAATGCTGCCTGACACTTCTGGTATACAGCATTGGCCAATATAACTTCCAGACCAAGCAGGAACTCTCATCACAGAAGTGGAAGGACAACCTGGGCAAGCTGTATGAGGCCGATTCCGTGATGCGCAAGCTCATCTCTGACGAGCAGATGGATGACCTGCTTGAGATGGAGCGAGGAGCCAAGACCAAGGATGACGTATCTGCTAATCTGATATTCCAGGTTCGCAGATGCATGATTCTGCAGGCTGAAGGTCTGTTGACTGCCTTCTCTAACGAGCGTGGCAGACTGCTGAAATTCCTCGACGCCAACATCAGTAATTTTCAATTATATGCGGATTCATCGGCATATAAGGCTAATCATTTTAAAGAATATCAGAATGAAAAAGAGAAACCTGCCTTCATTTTCAATTCGTGATGGCAAACGAGTCTTCGAGTTTTCTGCTCCTAGTTCCTGGGAACAGCTGCAGGGGGATGAGCTGCGCTACATTCTCAGCGTTCTGACTCTATATCAGGAGCAGACAGTAGCGAAATGCTGCATTCTCTTCAGACTATGCGGCATCGAAGTGATTAAGCATACCAGAACTGGTTGGAAATGCAGCGTTCCCTGTCAGGCAGAAAACGGAAAAAAGAAGCGAGAAGTGCTGTATCTGAGTGAGGGCGAAATCCTCTCTCTGCTCAAAAACTTCGATTTCATCGAGGATTATACCAATTATAAGCCTCTCGATTGGTGCGCTAAGCTCTATGCCGTGGATAGGCTCATCAAAAATGTCACATTCCTCGATTATCTTCAGCTGGAGAAAGACTACCAGCTTTATCTCATACACAAGGATGACAAGTTCCTGCAGAAGATGGGGTGGATTCTCTATCGGGACGAAGCTGGCAAATCCGATAAAACCGCCATTTTCCTGCCATTTGAGCTTCTCAATGTCTTCATGTGGTTCTCATCCGTCAAGGGATACCTCGCTGTGAACTTCCCTCACTTCTTCAAGCCAGCGAAGGAAGGTGGAGAACTGAAGCAGGAAGACCTGATGCCTGCCATGCAGGCGCAGATCCGCGCTCTAACCGATGGCGATATCACCAAGCAGCAGGCTGTCTATGACTCGCTCTGCTGGGATGCGCTCTCCGAGCTTGACAACAAGGCGAGAGAGGCAGAGGAATTCAAGGCAAGATCAAGTAAATAATACACTATGACAGATAAAACATTCGATTCCATCGCATATTTCACCAAATTATGTGAGGAAAATAAGACATGCAGAGACAATAATTTTGTCGCTACTACCTGCTCCGGGCCAGACACCGTGCAGGGAGTGCTGCAGAAGTTCCGCAAGGCTGCGAACTTCATCATGGTCTCAGATACGGTAGACAGCAATACGCATTCAGCAGGTGAGGGGTTCTTCGAGCGCAACGTCTACACAGTCTGGATTCTCGCAGCTTACAAGCATGATGACATGGAAGACCGCGAGAAGAAGCTGAATCTCTGCAGATATATCTTCCGTCAGTTCATCAGCCGAATGCTTCGAGACAAGTATCGGGAGGCATTCGAGGGACAGCTGGAGTTCCTGGATCTCACGCGGATCTATTCGAGTGAATTGGGCAGATGGTCGATGAACGGAGTCACCGGACTCTACTTCATGATGAATTCTGACGAACCTATCGACGTGCAATATGATGATAGCTTATGGCAGACCAGTCAGCTGTAGATGAACTGCTCAAATACGAGCAGGGATGGACGAGCAACATGGGTGACTATTGGCGCGAGCGCATGGAGCGCTTGCGTACAATAGATACCGGAGCGCTCTATTCGAGCATCAAGGGGCATCTCGAGCAAGGTGCTACGACGACCATCGAGCATAAGTTCCTCATGTATGGTATCTATGTCGCAGCAGGCGTCGGCCCTGCACATGTTTGGGAGAAGTGGACTGATGCGCAGGGAGGCGAGAAGGTTCCCCGTGTCAACAACGGAGACCTGGAATTCCTCGATAGAGAATATAGAGCAGAGCGAAAGATGAACATACCGAAGAAGGTTGGTCCTGCCTGGGGTGGCCGTGTAGCAGGTGGTCCACCTATCGGCAGACGTGACTGGTTCTCGCAGAAGTACTATGCTTCTGTCATGAAGCTCAATGAACACGAAGCTGATTTCTATGGGGAGAAATACAATGGTATCATGGCGACTGCTCTTACTGAGATATTCAGAGGTATCGGAGCTGCCCGTAACTTCTGATAGCGTATTTTTATCGAATCCATCGATAGATTATCTTTGCAACAAAAAATAATATGGCAGAGAAATATGACAAAAATGATCTACAGACCCAATTCGAGGGTATCAGAGATGAGCGTCGCCTGGCAGCCAATACGGCTTACCGCATAGGCAATGCTTTTCTCTCGCTGCTTCATTTCGCCTCGGATGAAATGAAGGCAATCATCGAGGACCTGCTGAAGAAGACCGATGGTCAATACCTCTCTAAGGTGAATGATGATCAGGCTGCAGGACTCATCACCTTCCTGAAAGGTCTGAAGGTTGGAGAGAAATATAGCTTCGACGCTGCCGGCAATATCATCGCCAGCAGCGTAACAGCCGACAAGCTTGCGTCTTCTAACTTCAACGAAGGTGAGCAGAAAGGTTTTACGGTTGCAGTCAAGGATGCCGAGACTGGGAAATACCGGCTCTGCATCGATGAAATCATCGCCTGGTCGATTGCGACCATGGGAGCTTTGCATGTCAAGGGCAATTCCACATTTGATGGAAACCTGGCAAGCAAGGATTATGTTTCCGGATTTGCCGGAGGCAAAGGATGGGGTATCAAGAATACGCCTACTCAAAATGTTACAGGGCAACTGGAGAACAGATGGACTGGAGAATTCGACAATCTCATTGTCCGTGGTTCGCTCAAGGTATATGAGATGATTATCTCACAACTCCTTGGCGAAAATGACAACCGCATCTTCACAGGCATGATGGAGGTTGATCACTACGACCCGGAGAGTGGCAAGATATACCTGGATACACAGAATGGTAAGTTGTACAATCCTTTCCGCAAGGATGACATCATCCTTGTACAACAATACAACGGAATGCCCAACAGCAGCAATGACTACTATGTGACCAAGAACTATGAGCTGATTATCTCAGAAGCTGGCTGCGGTAATACTGCAGATGGGGAGAACCGTCTTGACTGGGTGAAGTTCGAGAGCTTCAGCAGTAGCATGGCGAATGCAACTCCTGCCAGCTGCATCAAGCCGAGGGACACGTTAGTCCGAGTCGATAACGTCAGCGACCCTGACCGCAAAGGCATCATGCAGATGATCACCGTAGGTTCTGGTGCACCTTACCTTGATGTACTGTACGGCATGAAGACTGATCCGAACAATGCATTGAAGGGCAGGCTGGGTAACCTGCAGGGCATCAATCATCCTATATTCGGTCAGCTGAGTGGCTTCGGTGAGTTCCTGCAGAACCTATACGCTACCGGTGATTTCATTCTCAGACGGACAGGAGAGAGCATCGATACCAAGATTCAGATGCTTCAGAACCAGTTCGCAACCAGATTTGCTCAGACATCATACGATGTGACAGAGGAGAATAACTATCTGCATAACGGACAGTTCCTCACCGTCACAGGAACTGATGAGGAACTTGTCATAGACGGATGGACAGTTGACGAGAATGAGGATACTGAGTTCTGGATTGATGCAAATGGCCTCCCTGTCATGGTCAATGGATCAGCCACCGTATCAGGCAATCACCGTGTCAGCATAGATAACGTAGAGGGTCGAAATGTCCTGCACATCGAGAATAGCGGACTGAAGCAGTCGAACAGCATCGTCCGGAAGCCTGGTACCCACAAGGAGTATGACCTTCCATCCACAGAGGTGGAAGCAGACAAACTGGCTAAAACCAGTGAGGCATACAGGGAAGTCCAGGATAAGCTCTATGTCACAGCCATCGTCTATGCCAAGACTGCAGGACAGCTGACAATAGGCTTCTCGCCTTGTACAGCAGTATCTGGCAAGGTCAACGAACTTGCATCACGTGCAATTGATGTAGCATACTCTGCTGAGTGGCAGACCATCAAGTTCGAAGGCAAGTGGAATGGTACCGGAGACTTTATCCTGAGATATACAGGTGATATGCTCATCTCCATGGTTACCATCACCGATGAGCCACTGAGCAATCTCAGCAAGACCGTCAGTACTCAGATTTTGCAGACTGCAGCAAACATCAAGCTCCTTGGTAGCAATATTGATAATGTGCAGGGAACAGTCACGAAGCTGGGCATAGAACTGGATGCAGAGAAGAAGTCTATACGCTTGTATGTAGCTGAAGAGAATAAGAAGCTGAAGGAGAGTCTTCAATCGGAGATAAAGATACAAGCCGGGCGAATAGATGCTATCAATACCTGGCAGTCTGATACGGAGACCAAGATGTCCGGTCTTTCGACAGATATAAATAATGTCAGGTTGTTCGTAATAGATGAGAATAAGAAGCTGAAGGAGAGTCTTCAATCGGAGATAAAGATACAAGCCGGGCGAATAGATGCTATTAACACCTGGCAGTCTGATACGGAGACCAAGATGTCTGGTCTTTCTACAGATATAAATAAAGTCAGGGCGTTTGTAATAGATGAGAATAAGGAACTGAAAAAATCGCTCGAATCTCAAATCAGCCTGACCAAGGAAGAAATCATGGCAGAAGTCGGAAAGGCTGCTACTAAGGAAGAACTGACTGCTGCTAAAAATTCTCTCAGTAGTGAGATGGACAGCAATGACGAGGAAGTCAGAAAATACATTGACGGTATAGATTCTGACATTCGTAGCGACTACGGAACGACAGTCAGCTTAGTCAAACAAAAGTCAGACTCCTGGAGTGTTGCTGCAGGAGCATTCTATTCTGATGGAACGCTACGTGAATGCGGTGGCTTGTCTGTATCGACGTATTTCGCAAATCTCTTCAACAAGAAGATTACCCTCGATGCGAGCGGAAACGTCAAGAACATCAGCAAGTCGGGGTTACTCGTCACAGCTGACAAGACAGCATTGGAGACGAAGATTAGCAACGTGGACGGCAAGATTATCAGTTCTGCTACAATTGAGACGATGATTTCCAACGGAATATCCGGAGCAAGCATCAGAGCAGATCAGATTTCTCTTGAAGGGGTTGTTACAGCCAACAAGTACTTCAAGATCAATATCGACGGTTCCATGCAAGCGAGTGCAGGTCAGATTGCAGGTATGAAGATTGAAGGAGAGGGCTTGACAAATCAGGGATTCGACAACGATGCCTACATCGTCCTACGAAATGATAGTCATAAAGTGTTTGCGGGCATCGGCGGTAATGTCCTTCCTGCATCAACAGGTACGAGAGCTGTTGCAAGATTTACAAACGAAGAGAGTTCAAAATACTTCGGTGACGTGAATTATTCCGTAGTCTGCGGAGCTAAGGGAGCGGTTACCAACGTGGCACTAGACATGACGCTAGGAGGATATGTTGCAGGCCTGCGAATCAAGAACGCATATATGAGTTCTGGCGGTGCGACCTATTCTACAGCGAAGGACATCGACAAAAATGTACATTCAGTAGTCCTGGCAGGTGCAGGATATTACAGACTGCCTAAGATGGAGAAATGGGACGATGGTTATGTGATTTTTGTAAAAAGGGCGACAGACTCTGGAGCAGTACATCTCTGTAGCAATGTTTCGGTTACTATAAATACTGTTACTGCAAAAGACAGAACAGGCACATCATTTCTCTACTATGACAGAGGCTCAGGAACAACCGACCTGGAAATTAAGAGTTCTGGAGATGCAATGATGCTTGTATATCACAGAGACATGAGTTTTACAGTTACAGAAAACAAAAAGAAAAAAGAATACTATGGCTGCTGGATTCAGTATAAGTGCCCTCGCGATTGGTAATTTCAAGTTTAATCAAAAAAAATATATATGAAAAGAAATTTAAACTTCCCTATCCTAAACTTTAAAGGAGAGGAAATCAAAGATGAGAATGGTAATAATCAGTTGATGAGTGATATCGTCTCTCTGCGACTTTTTGCTGTCGGCAATTCTGATTCGCCTGCCAGCCCGGAGAAGAAGATGCAGGCATACAGAGTGATGAAGCGAATCCAGGCAAAGCCTGAAGAGGTAGATCTGAGCGCTGAAGACGCTGTGCTCATCAAGGAGATAGCCAAGGATACCATGGTCTCAGGCATCTACGGACAACTCGTAGATGTACTGGAAGGAGATTAGCCTATGAATATCGAGAGCAATCAGGAGTTCGAGGCGCTCTGCGCCAGACTCCTACCCAAGTTCAATGAATACCTGCGGCTGCATTCCAAGAATATTTTTTCTTGCGAGCTTGCGACATCGCTCGATGGCATCAAGACGATGCCTGCTCTCTACGACCTTAATGGAGTCAGGAAACAGGTCATTGCGCCATTATCTCTGCTGACCAAAAACGTTGATGCTGAGATTGCAGAAGCCAAGAAGGCTACAGCTGCAGCTAATACTGCAGCTGGCAAGGCCAACGACGCAGCTGCCAGCGTGACGAAGGCAACAACTGATCTTACTGCTGAGCGTAAAAAGGTGGAAGCTGCTGTCAACAGTTCAACAACTCAGACAGCAGCTGCCCAAAAAGCTGCTGCAGACACACTGGCCAGCAAGGCTGCAATTGAGAAAAACGAGGCAGCCCGGAAAGCTGCAGAGCAGACTCGGCAGACGCAGGAGACTGACAGACAGAGCCAAGAGACAACTCGCAAATCGAACGAGGGAACACGTAAATCGCAGGAGACTGACAGACAGAAGAAGGAAACTGCGAGAGTGGAGGCAGAGAAGGCGAGAGCTGCTGCAGAGCAGACTCGGCATACACAGGAGACTGACAGACAAAAGAAGGAAGCTGCGAGAGTGGAGGCAGAGAAGGCGAGAGCTACTGCTGAGAGTGGTAGAGCAACAGCTGAAGCCGGTAGAGTCAAAGCAGAGAGCAAGCGACAGACTGATACGCAATCTGCTATCGATGCTGCGAAGAATCAGACTTCGACCGCAAAAGAACTCTGCGAGCATCCAACCAAAGCTGGTGAAAATGGCAACTGGTGGATGTGGAACCTGCAGAAGCATCAATACGAAGATACAGGTATCATCGCGCGTGGTGGCGCCATGTACCCTTCTTTCCGTCAGCGCAGAAACAAGTTGTTGATGATAGACTACGGTAGCCATGTGGCTGAACACGTGAGCAGAAAAAGAAATAAATTAGTTATCAAAGTATAATGGCTGATAATACGAATATAATTGTAGTTGGCAATGTAGCCTTCACGGACAAGGGTGCATGGGTGGACAACTATACCTTCGAATCGGAGGGTGAGACAATTACTGGCTACGATGCTAACGACATCGTTCACACCAGTAAGGGAGTGTTCGCATCTCTTGTCGATGGTAATACTTCAGAGCCATCAGACACTAGTACCAACTGGCGTCTCTGGCTAGACAAGACTCCTACTGCTAAGGCACAAAGCGCTGCCGATGATGCTAACAAGGCTGCAAGCCTTGCCAATACGGCAGCAGCTACAGCAACAGCAGAGGCAGCAGAAGCCAAAAAACAAGCTACTGCTGCACAAGAGAAATCTCAGCAAGCAGAGGAGGCTGCTACAAGGGCAGATGCCAAAATTGCCCAGATGGATAGCCTTGCAGGGCAGATTGCTACAGGATTCATCGCACCATCTCGCATGATTCTCAGCTATCCAGCTGAGATTAGCATCAGAAACAAGGCAAAACTGAAGATTGCTGCTGATATCTTGCCTGCCTATCTGCCTCAGAGTGTCCTCTACCAGAGAGTTGAGGGTACTTCGGTCGCATCAGATCCATCAGGTAATCTAAGCGTGAATAGTGTTGGAACTACAAAATTCTGGGTGATACCGACCGCAAACACCCCGTTGTGGCAGGAGGTTAATATAACAGTTAGACTACCGTATATGCGTCTCTCTGCATCAGGCAAGATTCGCAAAAATGGCAATAAGATTAGAATTGTTTAATCGATTAAAATAATTAATATGGCTTTTACAGAAAGTGAAGAGACGAAGCTGAAGGCTATCATCGCAGCCTTCGACAATGCTCAGCAGGTCGATGACCTGCCTCAGTCAGACATGTCTGCAACCGACAAAATTATTGAGGTCTTCGATAAGAAGTCGGGCAAGTCTGAGCAGATGACTATCAAGAATGCGGTGCAGCTCGGACAGCATCCATGGTGTGGCCGAGTATGGAACCTTGACAATGCGACACCGCAGGCTGCGACTTATATCGGGTCGCTAGAACTGTTGCAGCATTTGCACGAGGAACTCGGCCTTGGCTGCTATCTTGTCAAGAATGACCATACCCGTCGCAAGCTTGATTCAAAGGATCACTATAAGTATGCGACTGGAGAGAAGGCAAAACTCGATGGCTCAGAAGGTCACTATCAGTGGGGATGGGGCAAAGAGTGGTACATGGTGATTAAGACTGTAGGTAGACTACATTACGAGAAAATTAGCCCTTGGCCAATTCAGGGAGAGTTCAACTACAAGATTCCGATTGCCAGCATCTCTGCAGCAGGATTTGCGACACTCGAGCGCAGTACTGGCAAGCTCGTCAGCTACATCAATGATGGTGCTGACTATCGAGGTGGCAACAATGATGCGACACTCGATAATACGAACCGCACCATGCTTGGCAAGCCGGTTACTCAGCAGACAACTGAGTTCTTCCGAGCTGCTGCGAGAAAAAATGGTACTGGTTGGCTCTGTACAACCATGAGACATACAGCTGCCATCGCAGTACTCTTCGGAGTAATCTTCGGTACACATTATGATCAGGCTGCAGTGAACTCTGCCAAAGATGCCAATGGTCTGTTCCAGGGAGGTCTTGGCGCTGGCGTCACAACAATGCCAGACTGGGGTGGCTACAACGGTTATCGTCCTGTAGTTCCATTGTCTGCAGGTATCGAGCTAGGAGATTCATGCGGTGAATCTAAATATGAGGTCAAGAAGGATGATGGTACCGTAGTCTATACTGCCAAGATTCCTTGCTTCTTTGGATACAAGAATGGATTCGGCAATCTCTGGCGAATGATGGATGATGAGCAGGTACAGTGCAATGCGGATACATCTGTCACCCACCTTGTCGCACCATCCATCTATGGTACCTGGACATTAGGCAAAGCGGATGGCATGATAGCCTACAGCAAGTCAATTACTAAGTGCGAAGGATTTGTCAAGGAGTTGTGTATGGATCACCTGGAGAACTTCCCGACATCTGTAGGAGCGACAGAATCGACATATTGGACTAGCTACTTCTGGAATACGAGTGGTGAGAAGTCCGGTTTTCGCTGTTGCCTCCGTGGTGCCAGTGCCGACCATGGTGGACGGTGTGGTCTTTCGACGCTCAACGTGTACAGTGCTGTCTCGGTGTCCCATGCGAACTACGGTGCTGCCCTCTGCGAAGCAGCATCCGAGTGGTCAGTGGAGCCAACATATTACGCTGTTAGCTAAGGTGACCGGGTGCTCAAAAATCACCCAAAAATATAGAAATCTGGGGTTCCTGAGCACCCGGCTCGCATCGCGAGCCCAACCTACCGCCCAAAGGGCGGTCGATTTTTTTTTGAAATTTCGTTCTTTGACATTTTTTCATTCCGTTTTTTTTCGTATCTTTGCAGCGGTTAAAAACTAGGTTGTGATTCCTTGTGCCGGTTTTCGCTGTTGCCTCCGTGGTGCCAATGCCAACAATGGTGGACAATGTGGTCTTTCGACGCTCAACGTGAACAATGCTGTCTCAGTGTCCAATGCGAACTACGGTGCTGCCCTCAACTTATAGAATTCCACAGTTTTTAGTGTGCTTATGTGGAGAAATCTGGAGTCAGACCTTGCCTCAAGGCAGAAAATACACATATCTAGATTAGCTGGTAGATGATGACAATAAGGTCATCCGGTCGAAAGTTAGGACATTTCAAAAAGCAGACAACAGATAATATACACCGCAATATACACCGACATTTACACCGACATATACACCGTATTAGTTACATTCTTAATTAATGCCAAGTGAAGAGATTAGGTAATATATCCGTTGATGTCGAGACTTTACAGAACTTTCGTGAAGCCTTTTATGAGTTCAGCAAGCATAAGAGGTCGAGATTAAGTGTCCAAGAGTTTGAGGAAGAACTAGAAAAAAAACTTCTAGTTCTACTAGACGCATATACCAACCAGAAGTGGAAGACATCGGAATACGAACCGAGAATAGTCACAGAGCCTAAGGTACGTGTAGTCAACAAACTCCCTGTCAAGGATCATGTCATTCAGCATGCAGCTCTATATCCTGTTGAACCGAGACTGAGAGATAAGATTCCCTACAATTGTCCTGCAGGTACCAAAGGCAGAGGTACTCATTTCTTTTATCGAATCATAAAACGTGATATCTACAAGTCTCCACAGCAGGAGACTGCATATTGCGCACCGATGGATATACATCATTATTTTCTGTCCATGGAGCATAATCTGCTGAAGGCAGAATATAGGCTATACATCAAGGATAGAAAATTGCTAGCATTCATCGATGAGGTGGTTGACAGTTATCCTAATGGAGTTGTTCTAGGCGTCAAGCTGACGCAATTGCTTGGGCAGATTTTCCTGATACGATTCGACTATCTTGCAATGAGATGCTTCGACATCCTTAAAGATCCGGAGAGATATCACTACTGGCAAGCTCGATACGTCAGCGATATGCTCCTAACTTGCAGAACTCAGCAGCAAGCAAGAATGTTAACTAGCGTTCAATCACTTAACGAGAGGTTTGACAGGTTCGTTCGTCAAGGTCTCAAACATTATTATAGGTTCATGGACAACATCTTCATCCTGCATGAAGATAAGGTGTTTCTGCGACTTATGGTTGAATTGACAGCCATGTATCTTGCAAGAGACTGGAAACTGTCAATCAATAAGTCCTGGAACATACACCGCACTTGCGATGGCATAGATTACTGCGGACAAGTCATATATGCAGATCATGCCCGAATCCGTAAGAGGACAAAACAGGCATTATGCAGGCAGGTTGCAAAACTTAGGAAAAAAGGCTATAATAATGAGCAGATTAGGCTGAGAGCTGCATCAAGACTTGGACTTACGAAACACGCAGACACGAAAAACTTAATTAAAAAAATCGGAATGAAAACGTATAGAGACAATCTAGGCATACGACGAGGGGAGATACCGTTCCCAGGTATGTCGAAGAAGCAGAAGAGGCATATCGGTGATGTCTTGTGTAAGGATGGTGTTGACTATGAGGCTCATCTAATCCTCATCGAGGACTATAAGATTGACAAGTCAACTGTCAGCTTCAAGACTCAGCAAGTCGAGAAGGTTGACGAGCATGGCAACAAGTTCATCGTCCAGGAGAAGGTAGCAGACGACAGATTGGCATTGAAGTTCAGATTCATTGACCATGTGGAGCAGACCGGGGAAAATGATGAGAATGGTGAACCGATCGAAATCCCGCACTGGCAGGAAGAAGTCTGGTGGCTATATTCCGGAGCTGAAATCCTGATTACTCAAGCACGTGAGGAGTGGTGCTTCTTCGAGAAGCCTTTCTATACGGTTGTCGGAGAACTGAAAAATAAGTTCGGCAAAACATTTTATAAGTTTATTTAGAGATGAATAAGAAAATCTATCTTGTCAGAATGAACTACGTTAGATACGATGAGAATCACTATCTTTTGTATCTGAACGAGAAGAGAATTGAAAACTATCAGCCAGACGCATCAATGTGTGAGTCTGAGAGTGGTGGTGATACAGTAACAGCATACAGCTATGAGGGTAGTGAGCCTGATGGATCTATCAAGATTGAGGCAGCTTCGGCAGGTTACAACGATTTCGTGGCTGGACTTGTCAGAACCAAGTACAGCCAGAATGATGTTGAAGCGATCCTCTGCAACCATGGAGACGGTGATTCTGCACATGATGCAGAATTCCTGGCATTCCAGGAGTGGCGTGAAAAGGCAAAGGAGATTGCTCAGGAGGTACTCAAGAGAGCCATCGCATAGTATATACGGCAGGTAAAGTCAGCTTTACCTGCCGTATTTTTATTTTCCCATGTCATATTGTAATTTTGCATAAAAAAAGAAAATGCAGAGAAATACCAAGGATTGGATACACTATCTCAGCGCTGCTCTAGTTCTGATAGCTGCCATCGCTCTAGTGTATATCAGCTACTTTTGTTCACACGACGTAACTTCTAACGTCCTGTGGTACTTCGGTCAGAGTCTCATGTATGTAGCTACCGTTTTTGGTTTCGCTCTTACATTTGATACTCGAGTCAAGGACATTATTAATAAATACATAAATCATGGGGAGAAAAATTAAATTCATTTTCGTTCATTGTACAGCAAGCCGACAGACATGGACAGTCGCTGCCTTGTTGAAAGAGTTCAGAGCCAAAGGCTGGCATTATCCTGGTTATCACTGGGTAGTTACAGCAGATGGAGAGCGTACACAGCTGATGACAGAAGACCTGCCATCAAACGGTGTTAAGGGTCACAATTTCGAGTCTGTCAATATCGCTTACATGGGTGGTATCTCACGCACAGGCAAGCCTATCGATAACCGAACAGACGAGCAGAAACAGGGGCTTCGAGAGTTACTGCAGGAGCTGAGACAGCGCTATCCTGATGCCAAGATCATGGGACATCGCGACATCTCGCCAGACAAGAACCACAATGGAGTGGTCGATCCATGGGAGCGAATCAAAGAATGCCCTTGCTTCGATGCCATTCCTGAATACGCTGACATATAATATTGAACGTATGAAGAAGAAAGTGAAAATCATAATCGCCTGCATTATCAACTTTCTGATAATTGCAGCATTATGCTGGATTCTGGAGTACCGACAGAAACGAGCGGATAAGGAACTTCGAGAGCAATTCAATCAGATTGCATTGCAATATGCTCCTGCAGAGCGTGATACAATCCGTGATTCGGTTAAGGTCATCACCCAGAAGGTATTGATGATGCCGCCAAAGGAATATAAATTGACGGCTAGTGACCGGGCATTGCTCCAGGACATCAATCTGAAGGTTAAACAGGTTGTAGCAGACCAGCGAACATCCATTTTTACATCAGATTCTGTCAAGGCAGAACATGTTGAAAATATCTATCGATACAGCGATACCTGGATTGACTTCAAGCTGAATACTGCAGATTCTATCTTGACTTACAAAGCGAGAGACAGCTTGCAGACCATCATCGCTCGGCAATATAAACATAGATTCCTATTCTGGAGGTGGGGTACCAAGGGATACCAGGTTAAGGTCATCAACTTCAATCCACATTCCACATTATTATATAATAACTATATCCAAGTCACCGAATAATGGCAAGACAAGAGGTATATACAACCGTCGTGAAGCTCAACTCAGAAGAGGCGAAGAACCGTCTGAAGGAGCTCGAGGATAAAGTCGCTCGTCTGAAGAAGGCAAAACAAGATGCCTTCTCGGCGGGCGATTCCCGTTTAGGCGCATCCCTCGCCAAGGACCTGAAGGCTGCAGAGCGAGAGATGAAGCAATTCAAGAACTCAACCATGAGCGTCAAGGAGACGCTCGAAAATCTGTCATCTGCTAGCCTCGGACAGCTGGAAAAAGCTGCCCGCCATCTGAAGGGGCAGATGAAGGCTATTTCAGACCCTTCTAATTATGCCAAGCTGGAGTCACAGCTTGACAAGGTCAAGGAGAAGATGCTTGAAATAAAGGGAGCTACACGCCAAGCTGATGAGGAAGCTAGGCGTATGACAGCAACTGTATCTAATCTCAAGCATGCATCACTCAATGACCTCAACTTCACTGCATCCAAGCTTCGCAGCCAGATGGCTGACTTCGACCCGTCATCGACCATGTACGCCTCACGAGCTTCACAGTTGAAGCTGGTCGAGGCAGAACTGGAGCGAATCCGTCAATCTGAGCAGAAGGTGGTCACCCTCATGCAGCAATATGACAGGGAGATAGACCGAACCAATGTGGACATCAAGGAGACCAAGCGACAGATGCAGCTGGTCAACAATACTATGGCCAACCTCAAAACGTCTTCCATCCGTGACCTCGAATACTCCATCAGGGCGCTGAACCAACAGATGCAGGGCATGCAGCGTGGTACCGAGCAGTTCAAGCAGATGGAACTAAAGGCTAAGCAGCTGAAGGCAGAATTGCAGGCGGTCAGAGCTGAGGGCGTTGCCCAGGAGTCATGGATTAAACGCTCGGCAGACTGGTTCAACCGTATGCAGGGTCTAGCACTCGGTGCTGTTGCTGCCATCTCCGGCATCACCTTCACCGTCAAGAAGTGTGTGGAGGAGTATGCAAAGATGGACGACGAGATGACCAACGTCCGCAAATATACAGGTCAGGCTGCTGACGAGGTGGAGCGAATGAATGAGGACTTCAAGAAGATGGATACACGAACTCCTCGTCAGAAGCTCAACCAGTTAGCTGAAGATGCCGGAAGATTAGGCATCACATCTACAGCTGCAGTAGAGGAATTCGTCGATGGTGCAGACAAAATCAATGTCGCACTCGGTGATGACCTAGGAGACAAGGCTGTGTCACAGATAGGTAAGTTGGCGCAGATGTTCGGTGAGGACAAGACCAAGGGCTTGCGAGGCGCCATGTTGGCAACAGGTTCTGCAGTCAACGAATTAGCGCAGAATTCATCAGCTTCAGCTGGCTATCTCGTTGACTTTACTGCAAGAGTTGCAGGAGTTGGCAAGCAGGCAGGATTCACGCAAGCGCAGATTATGGGTCTCGCCTCAGTTCTAGATCAGAACATGCAGCAGGACGAAACTTCAGCTACTGCAGTACAGAACCTCCTGGCAAAGATGTTCCAGGACTCCGCAAAGTTTGCAAAGATTGCAGGACTCAATGTCAAGGAGTTCGCCAACACCCTGAAGGAGGATGCCAACGGCGCACTCCTCCAGTTCCTGGCAGCCATGCGAGCCAAGGGCGGTTTTGCCGACCTTGCACCAATGTTCGAGGAAATGAAGATGGATGGATCCAGGGCTACTGGAGTCCTCACCGTCCTCGCTGATAAACTCGATGACATCAAGACTGCCCAGAACCTGGCAAACGAAGCCTATTCCGAAGGCACATCCGTCCTCAATGAGTTCGAGACACAGAACGAGAGTGTACAGGCTCAACTTGACAAGGCGAGCAAGAAGTTCCTGGATCTCTCCATCGAACTGGGCCAGAAACTCTATCCTGCAGCACGATATTGCATATCTGCAGCCAGTCTCGGAGTTCGGGCACTCTCCACACTCGTTGATTTCGTCAAAGATTATTGGCGCATATTAATTGTGCTGACAGCCGCCATAGTCACCTATACTGCAGTATCTAAGGCAAAGTTGATAGCAGAAAAGGCGCAGATGGCATGGCTCAACATCATGATTCTGCGCGAGAAGGCGCATCTCGTCCTTGTGGGTCTCAAGACATCTGCTCTCAAGACCATGGCAATCGTTCAGATGGCGTTGACACGTGAAATCAAATTGACTGCAGCAGCGCAGATGTTGTGGAACAAGGTTTTGTTGGCCAACCCGATCACTGCCGTGATTGCTGTTGTCGTTGGATTGACAGCTGCCATCGTCACACTGTCTAAAGAGACGAGCACAGCAGAGCAGGCGCAGCGTGACTACAATGATGCCGTTACCGATGCAAACAAGCAGGCATCTGAAGAGGAGGCATCAATCATGCGTCTCGTTTCTGCCATCCAGTCAAACACCACAGCTGAGTCAGACCGCAAGGCAGCTCTAGAGGAACTCAACGGCAAACTGATGCGTGAGCACCTGGGCAACATTACTGAAGAGGCTGTTCGCACAGGTCAGGCTACAAGACAGATTCAGTCCTACATCGACATGATGAAGAAGAAGATTGTCATCGATGGCTTGCAAAAGAAGCTGGCTGAGTCTATTGCCAAGCAGGCAGAAAATGAAGACCTATTAGGTGAGGCAGACAACGACAAGCGTGGATATTGGAAGAGTTTTTGGGACCGTCTCAATCCATTTGCTGGGAGTAAAACGCAAAAACTTAACTTTGCTACTGACCACAAGGAACAGTTATTGCAGAGTGTTGAGCGAGAGAGACAGTACCAGCAGAAGCTCATCGAGAAGATTAATCAGCTGGAGTCGCAGCACTTCGAAGTCTATGATCCAGAGCCATGGCGAAACAATGGCTTTAATGGCAAGGACAATGATGGTACCATCATTAAGAAGCAGAGTACAGCCGGCACTCATCAGGTTTCAGATAAAGAGCGCAAGGCTCGTGTCAAGGCAGAGAAGGCTGCTGCAGCCGAGGCACGCAAGCGACAGGCAGAAGCCAAGCGCAAGCAGAAGCAGGCAGCCGATAGCATCAAGGCTGAGACTAACGAACTGTTGGCTGACAACGCCAAAGCCTATGCAGAAGGCAAGAAAACCTATCAGCAGTTCATCGATGACAGACAGAGCATCCAAATTAAGGGTTTTGCCAAGCTGAAGCAGTTGTATGGTGCTGAGAGTAATGAGTACAAGCAGTTACTTGACAACCAGGTCAATGTTGTAAAGCAGCATGATGATGCCATTCAGAAGATGAATGAGCAGACCATTGAGCGTGAACGCCTCCAGAAGGAGGCTAGCATCAAAGCTCAGTACAATGATGCCAGTTCAGCTATCTATCAGAATGATACCGCTCTCAATGAAGCCCTATATAAGAATGATGTCGAAGCCATGAAAAAACGTCTTGCACTCTACAAAGACAGAGAGGGCAGCGAGGAGTGGCTGGATCTGAAGGCTGAGATGGAACAGGCTGAGCTCGACCACCAGCTGCAGATGCAGGAGTCATACCAGAACCAGCTACGTGAACTCCGTCAGCAGTTCGGTAAGCAAGACTTGCAGGCACAGGAGACCATGTACCTCAATGGCCTTGACAATCTCTACAAGCAGGGATTAATCAAGGAGGAGGAATATCAGCAGATGAAACTGGAGATAACTAGGCAGTTCGCTGCCCAGAGAGCACAGTTGGATGCTGATGACCATGGTGCAGGTAGCGCTCAGCTGAAGATTAATGATAAGTCATCTGAGATGGTCAACAGCGCCAGGGCTGCTGCAGGCGAGTCCCAGTCGACCGGGAATGCCACTCTAGGCGGATATTCCTCCTCACAGATTCAGAACTACCAGAACACCATGGAGAAACTGAAGGAATTGTATGGCAACGACAAGCAGAACCATGCTGCATACATGCAGGCCAAGGCGCAGGTCACCGCCAACTTCCTCGACAACATGGTGCAGCAGACATCTGCGGCATACAACGGCATCAACAACATTCTTTCTTCTGCGTCAGCATACGCTCAGGCATGCTCAGACCTAGAGCAGGCGAAAATCTCCAAGAACTACGAGAAGCAGATTGCAGCAGCTGGCAACAACTCGAAGAAAAAGAAAAAGTTGGAGGAGAAGCGTGACAAGGAGCTGGCTGCTGCGAAGTCGAAGGCTAACAAGAGGTCCATGAAAATTGAGATTGCTCAGGCAATCGCATCTACGGCTATGGCTGCCATCAACGCATACTCATCTGCTGCTGCCATTCCTGGTACCGGCTGGATAATGGCGCCTATCGCTGCAGGTCTGGCAACAGCCGCAGGAATGATGCAGATTGCTACCATCAAGAAGCAGCATCAGGCAGAGGCAGCAGGGTACTACGAGGGTGGTTATACCGGAGGCAATCGCTATCGCAAGGAAGCAGGAGTGGTTCACGAGGGTGAGTTCGTTGCCAATCACAGAGCGGTCAACAACACTTCTATCAGACCTGCATTCGACCTCATCGACAGAGCGCAGCGCGCCAACACTATAGGCTCTCTGACCGCTGATGACATCAGCAGAGCGCTCGGAGCAGGAGCCAGCGCTGCTGTCGTCGCTCCTATCGTCAATGTCAGCAATGACAATGCCGAAGTGCGCCAATCTCTCGATGGTGTTAATTCTGCTGTCAGCAGACTCAACGAGAATATTGAGAGAGGTATCAAGGCAGATGTGTCTATCGCTGGCAGAGACGGCATCGACCGCAAACTCAATGAATATCATCGTATGCTAAACAATAAGTGATATGATTACATGCATTATCAATGGCCATAGAGCCTATCCTATATCCACATCATCCATCAAGGTGACATACGCTAATCAGTATGTCACCGATGATGGTGAGTACACCTACGATATCACATTCCCGATGAATATCCTGGCCAACCGGGAAATCTTTTCCAATGTTTCCCGAATGGAAGTCAAGAAAAACATCGCCAAGTTCGATGATTGCAAGCTTTATGTAGATAGCAGAATCATCATGAGCGGTGTTGGTACCATCCTCTCAGTGAACCAGCAGGAGGTCAAGCTGCAGATTGTTGGCGGCAAATCCAGAATCAAGTTCAATGAGAAAATGACCAAGCACTATATCGATGAGATTGACCTGGGCATCGCTGACAAGCCTGGTTATACAGTTGATAAGGGCTGGTCTCAGGGATGGAAAGGTCTTCAGAAGATTAAGGACATCTATAGATTGGATGATGATAAATCGAAGTTCCTGGGAGTCGAGGGTAAATGGTGTTTTGTTCCTGTACGGGACGAAACAAATGATATGATTGCCAATTTTGTCGGAGTAGATAAAACGAAAGTATTTATTGGCTACAATGCACCATTTATCCTAAACCCAGCAGTTCAGCCCAACCTGATGTATATCTTCCGTAAGGTAGTAGAATACGAGGGATATACTCTCAAGCGCAACGACTTCGACTGCAAGCCGTGGAACCTCCTGTATATCGCATCGGCCTACAAGACTCGTGAGCTGCGAAGGGCACTTCCTCATTGGTCGAGCTATACTTTTATAGAGGAATTTCGAAAGCTTTTCAATGCCACCATTGTTTTTGATGATATCCAAAAAACTTGTTCTGTTATCAAAAAATCAGAGCTGACAAACGCAGATTCCGTAGCGATTGAGCCTCTGGACGAATACACAACGGACTACGACGAAGACGGATCCTTCTCCACGTCATCTACAGCAAATCTGGAGTATAATCTGGGTGATTCTGCAAACAGAGATAACTATGAAGTTATCTCAAAAAAAGTCTTCGAGAATTTTGAAATAGTCCATAGTACAGGTATCTGGGAACCGCAAAATCAGTTCCAAGGGACAACACAGTCATGGTCTGAAAAACAAAAAAGACAGACCATCATTGAGTGTAATGGTAGCTACTACATATATGTAGAGAATGAGGGCGATTCGAATACATGGCAGCTGGCAGGCGTTTGGTCACCATTAATCAGGGACAGTTCTTCTGATGATTATGTCGATCTGAACATATCTCCTGCAGCACAAGTTGTAGAAGATATCAATTTCAAAACAGCAATAATAGGCGAAGATAATTACTACGAGAAACGATGCCTTCTTTCAATACCTAATGATAAGGAGCCGGATTCCAAGGAGTGCGATGTTGATGATGACGGATATAGCTACACATCCGTGCAGGATGCGATAGAAGATGAGTCAACACTCGACAAATCCGAAGATGATCAGGAATGCATGAATATATTCTTCATTATTCCAGGAGAAGTACAAGATGACAACAAATTTAGTTGGGTTAGAGCGAAGTCTAGGTGGCCAAAATTCAAAACCGACTACCGAATAAATAAAGAATATTGTGGTAGTACCGAAGGAGGGTTTGGTGGGAACGGAGGAGGAACATTTAAAGAAAAGTATCCTTACTCTCTGTCGATTTGTACGAAATCTACTAATGATGTTGTTACTCTGGGCTGCTTACATGATAATGGTCTCAGAATAGACAATAAAAACTGCATGGAGGCCAAGTTTAAGTCAGAAGACATACCGGATCCATCCAAGATATACATCATCCGCAACAAGAAATTCGTCTGCGAGAAGATCGAGATGGAAGTCAAGGACGATGCCATCGAGCCAGTTTACACGGGATATTTTTATATGCTATCATAATATATATAATAAGGTGGGGAGCACTTGGCTCTCCACCTTATTATATTATAGGATTCCCTTATAATTCATGATGTACTCATTAGCTGCCTTGATATCCTTAGGAGTGTAGATATCCGTTATGAGTATAGAGGAGTGCCGTGCCTGGTCTCTGACAGACAGAATATCAGCATTCGCCTTCAGCATGTTGGTGATGCCTGTATCCTTCAGACTGTAGAACTTGTAGCGCTCAGAGAATCCGAGCGCTCTGCGCAAGTTTCTTCCCCAATAGTCTCTGAAACTCTTCTCACTCTTACGAGTCTCACCAGGGCAGAAATTATCTGAAAACAGATAATATTGGCTTGGATAGGAAAAGACATTGAGGTCAATCATCAGCTTGATGACATGGTTAGGCAGAGTTATGACAGCATCATTGCCATTCTTAGTATGATCACCATATAGGGTAAGCGTATGAGATTGAAGATGAAAATCACCTATTTTGAGATATGACAGCTCACGAGGGCGAACAAATAGATAGTGTAGTATCTCGCAAGCTAGCAGAAAATGCTTGTTATTCAGCATGAGATAATCACGAATCTGCTGCATAACGTGATCTGGTATAACATCACGGCCCTTCTTTTGACGGTTCTTGATCCTGCTGAATCCACCCATTGGGTTCTGAGAGATATAGCCTCTCTCAAGGAGATAAGATGTGAAGGATCTCAACCAGCCTAGATAATTATTACGAGTTGTAATGGTATTATTACGATCGAGGAAGATATAGTCCAGGAACTCAGAAATGATATGTCTATCGAACTGATAAGCAAAAGTGAGTTGGATTTTCTTCTCCTTCTTCCATTTCTCTAGGATGCGAACTCTACTCGAATAGTCAATGAATGACTCTTTGCGCAAATTATGCTCGTTGCAGAGCTTTACAAGATATCTCTTGTAACGCTCCAGGACTTCATCGAATAGAGTATATTCGAGAGGTTGCGACACTTCAATCCATGGATTCCATCCGTTCGTTAATTTCTGCACGATACGAATAATAAGCTGCTCAGCGTAGTCACGCTGCTTACGCTTGCCCTTAATGTGGTCAAGCATAATCTTCTTTGCTCGCAATTTTCCCTGAGCTGGGTCAAAGCAGACGAAAGAGATATAACATTCACTTTTCTGGTGGAAGACAGGGTACTTCCACTGAATAATCTGATGAATATCATCACCAGGTAAACCTAAGGCATAATTTTTTTTAACCATATCTTTAATTTTTTGTAAAGCTATGGCCTAAATCATATCATTTTTTAAAATTTACCGACTTTTCACCGACTAAAATGTAGGCGTGCGGTATTATGTGACTTATTATCAGTTAGTTAACTGATATTTCGTCGGGATTACTGGACTCGAACCAGCGACCTCATCGTCCCGAACGACGTGCGCTA